AAACAAACCTACTGTATCTCGATGTTACGAACAGTCGTGTGGGTATTGGTACTTCAGAACCCTCAACAGCATTAGAAGTAAACGGAACAATAACTGCGTCAGGATTGACCGGTATCAGTTCTCTATCTATAAACAACACATCAACAGACGACAGCCTACTCATAACCAGCACTGAAGCATCAAGTTCTGCGGCACCTGTGATAACACTGAAACGTAACTCAGGATCACCGGCAGATGCTGATTACCTAGGACAACTGAAATTCAAAGGCGAGAACGACGCTGACCAAGAGGTTGTTTATGCCAAAATCACAGGTAAGATACAGGACGCAAGTGATGGCACTGAGGACGGGATAATAGAATTTGCAAACAGGAAAGCAGGTTCAAACACCATCACAGCAAGATTGAGATCGGACTCTTTCCAACTTTTAAATGACACAACTCTAGTCGTACGAAACATCACGTATCCATTGGCTGACGGATCAGCAGGTCAGTTTATGACAACAGACGGATCTGGAAATCTAAGTTTCGCAACTGTATCAACAAACAGTGTATCACAAGGTGACTCAAATGTAACTGTAACAGATTCTGGCACAGGTGCAATCACCGTGGCCGCAGATGGTGGCACGATAATCACCATGAATGCCACAACGGCTTTGGACGCATCCGGCGTCACTAATGCAATAAGATTACCCAACGGTACCACTGCACAGAGACCAAGTGGGGCAGTTGGTGAGATAAGATACAACAGTTCAACGGACACGATAGAAGGATACACCTCAGCGGGAGGCTGGGCACAACTGGGTGCCACAAGTTCAACGTCTGAGAACACTGACGACACTACAACCGGAAATTCAACAGCAATCAGCACCACAGAGAAAATTGTAAACCAATTCACAACCAGTAGTTTTGATAGTGCTTGGTACTTAACAGTGACCAGAGACGAAATCAATGATGAAGTTTCTACTGCAAAACACAGTTTGGCACACAACAATTCTGCCGCAGTCGTTTCAACATCACACATCACAAGGAGCGATGCCACAAACAGTTTCGTGACTATGGACGCTGATGTCACTGGTGGTAGTGCGAGACTCAAAGCCACTGGAACAAGTGTTGTAAACTCCGTGAGCTTCTACAGGATAGCACTGGGAGATAACACATCAGCGGGCACCACAGGTAATGTGACCAACGTGATCAACACTGATGTTGACTCTGCTTCGGAAAGCATAGACAGTTGGGCCAAAGCCTCGTACAGAGCGGCCAAATATTACATATCAATTAACAACGCATCCAAGACGGAAGTTTCAAACCTCGAAGCATTGGTTGTTCATGACGGTACCACGGCGTACATCACATCATATGGTGCGACCAACACAGGATCCAATGACCTTATTAATTTAACGGCGGCCGTCAGTGGTTCAAATGTTGTGGTAAGTGCAACTGGTAACGAACCAAATCTGAGAGTCACTGCATACAGGATTCTACTAGCAGACGATGAGTCAGGATCTACAGGAGATAATGTCAATGTGGTTGCCGCAACCACGGTTAGTTCAACTGCGACAACAGTTGACTCGTTTGTGAACTCTGCATACACAGGTGCGTTCTATGTGTTCACAGGTTACAACGCCACAGAGGAAGCGGCCAGTGCCACTGAGGTAATGGTTGTGTCAAATGATAATGCATACATAAGCACAGGTCCCACAATTTCCACAAAAGGCACGGATCAATTAACTTTCTCTGCTACACAGTCTGGATCAACAGTCACAGTAAAAGCGGCTTCAACGTCGGGTGCGAGCACGACTGTGAACGGTTACAGGGTACACATGTTGAGGGGGTCAGCAGGTGCATCAACGGCAGACACGGTGCTGGTATCAACAACACAGACCATTTCAGGTGCAAAAACATTCAGCAGTCCAATTGCATTGACTGTGGGAAGTGACCCTTCTACTGCTACTAACAATGCACACATCTACGCCAAGGACGAATCATCCAGTGCAGAAGTGTTTGTGAGAGACGAAGCGGGCAACGTTACTAAAATATCTCCTCACAACGAACAAGGTGAATGGGAATACTTCTCGAGGAATACCAAAACTGGCAAGACTGTGAGGGTGAACATGGAAGAGATGATCCGTGATATTGAGAAACTTACAGGCAAAAGATACATCAAAGATTTTTAAACAATCAAATCTAATATAGTCTGTAACTTACCTTTTATACTTTTATTGTTAAGTGTATTTTTGAGGCCCATGTGCAAATTCTTAGGCCAACATTCAAACGCACACCAGCAGTATCCTGAATGTTCATCATTCAGTTTAGGTAAAAATTCTGTGTCGATGGCTATGAGATATGTATGGAAGAAGAACTTCTGATCGTTTGAAGTGAACATCTCCAATGGAATAACCTTCTTGAACTTGGGCAAACTGCCCGTCTCTTCCTCTATCTCACGTTTCAATCCCTCGAATGCACTTTCTGAGAATTTGCTTTTGCCGCCAACTAATCCCCACATGCCTTGTGTCTTACGATCAGTCCTTTGTAAAAACAGAAAACGTTTGGTACTTGTTGCGTAGAACAGTGCACCTGAACAGACTATATTATCTTTCATGCTTTATTATAACAACTATGGTGTAGTAGCGTCAAGGCTTGAGTTGTATCCTGGGTCTGCTCCGCCGTCTAAGACAATGCTCCAATTACCTTGTGTGTACACACCCTCGTATGATTTGACCCATTCTGTGCCATTGAACCTGTACTGTATTCCTGTGTTTAGGTTGGTAACATAGTGTTGTGTTGAATCTGGATTGGAGGCGTCAAAGGCTATGTTCCATTTTGATGTTGAACTGTTGTATTCTATGATGTCGCCAACGCTGGCTACTAAACTACCCCAAGTGGCACTCTGGAAACTGGCTGTACTATCTCCCACATCATTTATGACCAAGTATCTGTCACCATTAGCAGGTGTGCCTGGATCGAATGTTGCTGGATTTATTATCTTCTTGACCGCTGTAAGAGAATTGCTTGGTATTGTGTCCGAATCTATTGTGTACAATAAAATTGTGTCGTCCAGCGTTGATGTTGCTATTGTGCCTATTATCTCGTTTCCGTTTGGTTGTGTCAATCTTATCTGTGATGTACCGTTTGTAACCTTGCCATACTGATCTAAAAGAACTTTCCAGTTAACCGCTGGTCCAAATGTTTCAAAAGGATCATAACTGTTAGGCTCGTTGGCGCCAGTCGCGAATCCATCTCCACCCGATTTGACGTTTGTGCCCGTTGATCCTAATAGTCGTAGTTGATTACCTGTGACTAACAATCCAAAGTTGTTTGGTGTTATGTAACTTCTCGACATTAGTTCTCCGTCTATTAATCCTTTTGCAATACCACCGTCATCGTCATACATACTCATTATAATTTTTTGTATAACACCTAGTTTCTTGACTTTCACTGGTGGTGATAACCATATGGGCATAGAAAAAGTCATTGATGCCACATCTATTTCTGAATCTGCTCCTACAGGTATTGTTCTCGAACTAAATGTAGTTCCTGTCAATTCAACATAACTCAAACTAGTCCAATCAATGTAGTTGTCTGTTTTCTGTATTTCAAAATCTGGATTAAACAGATACAATATCTGTTCCATAATTTGTAATTTTTGGTCTGTGTTTGATGAGAAAATATCTGCTGTAACTTCTAACCTAAACGGCGAAGGCATCACTTTCTCAATAGTGTAACCAGCACCCATCTCGTTGGTGTAGTTTCCATCTGAATCTATGCCTCTTTCTCGTAAATGTTGCTTTTCAATATGATAAGGATTTTGCATTCTTTCCCTGTCATAATTCAGTTCTCGCACATAACAAGCAATCTTTGGTGCATAGTTAAGTGCATTCTCACTGTTATTCCTGATGATGTTTGCAACCTGTCTTGTTGGGTCTCCGTAAACAACAGGAACTGCTCTTAACTGTACTGTATTATCCTTACCTTTTCCTGTTTCCACAGAAAAATTACTTAAAATCCTAATGAATTGAGTGAGAAATTTTCTTACCTGTCCTTCGTAAAAGTGTAGCATTAATTGTCAGCCTTTGGTTTGAGTGCATTTGTCAGTGACTGTCTTTGTGTTACTGTCAAACCGTTTATTGTTGATTCTGTAGAATTGTTTACAAAACTTGTTTTGTAATTTCCTCTTGAATCATTGTTCGTTGTAGTTATCCTCACACTATCTTCAATTTTTACCCATCTGTTGCCATCATATCTAAACAACCTGTTAGGCAAGTAATCTGTTCTCAAGAAATAATCGCCTTTATCAACTTGCGTAGTTGGAAAAGTGATACCAAAACCTGCTGGATTTCCGTTCGGTGAAACTCCGTCTCCGTCAAGATAGAATCCGTAATGCGAACTTGCTGGTGTATCTATCGTGGCATTGACTGTCCTTGACTGACTTGCCCTTTGTGATGTAGTGTTAACATTTGCTGTTCTTACATTACCTCTCTCATCGATTGGTGCAACGTAGTATTGTTTGTAATTAAATCCTGCCTTAGGAGCGTCTGCTTCAGCCTGTGCCACAATTTGATCGTTAATTGTTTTCTCCCTGTTGTACGTGCTCATGTAACTTGCAACCGATCCTGTTGTAGTTGCATCGCCTATGATGTCTTTGAATTCTTGAGAATCT